AATGGATATTCGTTTTACCTTTTCGGTGAGACGGTTTGCCCTTTTTAGCAGCAGACATTTTCCTTTTAGTTTCTTCAGTATGACTGAAACCAGTGATTCCCTGTCCTCCTTTATCGCAGTTGTATCCCTCTTTGTAAGTGTTGTATAGCTCGATATAATGCTGCTCTCTTTCGTCTAAAAGGTCAGTCTCTTCAAGTGTGACGATTTTGAAAGTGTCCCTTGAATACTTTCGCAGAGCGTGGTATAATGGAGTCTCTACTCCCTTCTTTGCCTGTTGAAAGTGCTGATACACTCTTTGTGAAAGGCGTTGTTTAGTCTGCCCTACATATTTCTTTTGATTAAGAGTATTTTCAATCAAATAGATATAACCCATACTATTTCTCCCTTGTTATTATTTATGTCACTTAAGTTTTACACGAACATTCAATTGGTTGGAAATAATGTTCTCGTCCGTGGTTATGAAAATGGTAAGAGTGTTATGTTCAAAGATGAGTTTCAACCAACTCTCTTTGTTAACTCCAACCGAGAGTCAAAGTATAAAACTCTAGAAGGAGATAATCTAGAACCTATTGTTCCAGGTTCTATTCGTGATTGTAGAGAGTTCTACAAAAAGTACGAAGGTGTAGATAATTTCAAGATCTATGGTAATGATAGATATGCATTCCAGTATATCTCTGAAAAGTATCCAGAAGATGAGATCAAGTTTGATATCAGTAAAATTAATCTCATAACAATTGATATTGAGGTTAAGTCTGAAGAAGGATTCCCTGATCCAGATTCTTGTTCTGAAGAGATGTTGACCATCTCTGTTCAGGATTACACAACAAAAAGAATTACAACCTGGGGTAGAAAGCCATATACTCCATCCCAGAATAATGTAACTTACTATCACTATGAGAATGAGATTGACATGCTCAACTCATTCATTGCATGGTGGAATCGAAACCCACCAGAGATTGTAACTGGGTGGAACGTAAAACTGTATGATATTCCATATTTTTGTGGAAGAATCGATCGTATAATGGGTCTCAAGAAGTTGAAACTTCTTTCTCCTTGGGGTATCGTAAGTCAAGAATCTGTCTTTATCAAAGGTAGAGAGTTTAATACTTTCGATATTGCTGGAGTCACTACCCTAGATTATCTTGAACTGTATAAGAAGTTTACTTATAAGGCTCAGGAATCATATCGACTTGACTACATTGCAGAGGTAGAACTCGGTCAGAAAAAGTTGGACCACTCGGAGTTTGATACCTTTAAAGACTTCTACACAGGTAACTGGAAGAAGTTTGTAGACTATAACATCGTTGACGTGGAACTTGTTGACCGTATGGAAGACAAGATGAAACTGATTGAGTTGGCATTGACCATGGCATATGACGCCAAGGTGAACTATGTTGATGTGATGTTCCAAGTTCGTATGTGGGATACCATCATCTATAACTATCTCAAGAAGAGAGATATTGTTGTACCTCCTAGAGATAGAAGTGAGAAGGAGAAGAGGTATGAAGGTGCATATGTTAAGGAACCGATTCCGGGAAAGTATGATTATGTTGTAAGTTTCGATTTAAATTCTCTTTATCCACATTTAATTATGCAATATTCAATTTCACCAGAAACACTTGTTGAAAAGCACGAACTTAATAATCGTATTGCAGAATTGGAGAAAATGTTGTAGAATATCCACATCTTATAAATAATAATGTGTGGATACAATAAAATAAATGCAACCAAAATTCAACATAACTAAAGAACAACTACATCAACTTTATATTCTTGAAAATAAAAGTCGTAAAGAGTGTGCTGATTTTTTTGGATGCTCTGATCCTCTTATTAAACAAAAAATAAAAAAATATGGACTCCAAAAACCTAAACATTTGGAGAATAAAAATAAAGAAAGAAAGGAAACTCTTTATTGTGAAAATTGTGGTTCTCCATTTATTGTAAGCAGATTTAGAGCAATAAGTGAAAAATGGAAACTTCGTTTTTGTTCTCATTCTTGCTCTACTAAATTTAGATATTTGGGTAAAGAGCATAAGAGGGCAGTTTTAAACTCTATTGCTGCTCGCAGAAGATGTAGGATAAGAGATGCTTTTGATGAAACTGCAAATCAACAAAAAATAAATAAGATTTATTGTGAAGCAAAACGATTAACAGAAGAAACTGGTATTCCTCACGAAGTGGACCACATAATTCCAATTTCAAAAGGAGGAAAGCATCACGAAGACAACTTGCAGATTATTACTATGAGTGAAAACCGCAAAAAGCATACTAAAATTATGGAGAATTGAAATGTGGAAAGATGTTCGTAAAATGTCCCGTGAGGAAATTGTAGAAGAACTTGAGGCACTTAAACAGGTAAGAGAACTTTCTAGTCAAGTGAATGTAGATAAACTTCTTAATCAAGAACTAGATTTAGAACCTTTGAAAAAAACTAATCTTACTATAACAGCAAACGGGGCACTCTATCATAGGGTGAAAGGTATGCTTCCAGAGTTAATGGATAAGATGTATAAGGAAAGAACAATCTTCAAAAAGAAAATGATTGTTGCTAAACAAGAATACGAAAAAAAACCATCTAAAACTCTAGAAAAAGAGATATCAAGATGTGATAACTTCCAGATGGCTCGTAAGATTGCATTGAACTCTTGCTATGGTGCTATTGGTAACCAATACTTCCGTTTCTTCAAACTTGCTAATGCAGAAGCCATTACACTTTCAGGACAAACTTCTATTCGATGGATTGAGAATAAAGTAAACGGGTATCTAAATAACCTATTGCAAACTCAAGACACCGATTATGTCATTGCATCTGACACTGACTCAATCTATATTAATTTTGGACCTATTGTTGATAAATTTCTTTCTAGTAAGTCTGATAATAAGGTTGAGGTTGTGTCCATACTTAATAAGATCTGCGAAGAGAAGTTGGAACCTTTTATTGAGGAGTCTTACCAGGAACTTGCGACGTATGTAAACGCATATGATCAGAAGATGCAGATGAAACGGGAGAATATTGCAGACCGTGGAATCTGGACAGCAAAGAAGAGATATATTCTTAACGTATGGGATAGTGAAGGTGTCCGATATTCAGAACCTAAACTGAAGATTATGGGTATTGAGGCAGTCAAGTCATCTACACCTGCACCTTGTCGTAAGATGATTAAGGATGCTCTTAAGTTGATGATGAATGGAACTGAAGACGAGGTAATTGAGTTTATTGAAGACTCTAGAAAGAAATTCCGTAAGATGCAACCGGAAGATATCGCATTCCCTCGTTCAGTGTCTGATGTGAAGAAACATAGGAATCATTCAACTATCTACGGTAAGGGTTCTCCTATTCATGTTCGTGGGGCACTTCTATATAATCATTATATTAAAGAGAAAGGTCTGACAAATAAGTATTCTTATATCAATAATGGTGAGAAGATTAAATTCATCTACCTTAAGACCCCAAACATTATTAGAGAAAATGTAATCTCGTTCATTTCAGATTTCCCTAGTGAGATTGGTCTTGACAGATACATTGACTATGACCTACAATTCAGCAAAGCATTCCTAGAGCCACTCAAGACTATTCTTGATGCTATTGGATGGCATGTTGAGAAAACTGTAAACCTTGATTCGTTTTTTGCCTGATGGACTTCCTACGCGATATTGTAAAAGAGATTGGAGATGAATACACACAACTTGCCTCAGACATCGACGACTCAGAAACCTATGTGGACACTGGTTCGTTCATCTTTAATGCTCTTGTATCTGGGTCTATCCGTGGTGGTGTTTCTGGTAACAAAATCACTGCAATTGCTGGTGAAAGTTCTACTGGAAAGACTTTTTTCTCACTCGCAGTGGTCAAGAACTTCTTGGATACTAATCCCGATGCATATTGCCTTTATTTTGATACTGAGGCAGCTATCACTAAGTCACTCTTAGAGAGTCGTGAAATCGACCTTAATCGTCTTGTTGTTGTTAATGTAGTGACTATCGAAGAGTTCCGTAGTAAGGCACTCAGGGCAGTTGACATGTACCAGAAAAAACCCGAAGAAGAACGTAAACCTTGTATGTTTGTGTTAGACTCTTTAGGTAATCTTTCAACTAATAAGGAGATTGAAGATACTCTGGCAGAAAAAACTACTAGAGATATGACAAAGGCACAATTAATCAAAGGTGCTTTTAGAATGTTGACTCTTAAAATGGGACAAGCAAAGATACCTTTCATTGTAACTAATCATGTTTACGACTCAATGTCTTTATATGAAGCAAAGAAAATGGGTGGAGGATCGGGATTATTTTACGCATCTTCTTCAGTAATTTTTCTTTCGAAGTCAAAAGAAAAAGAGGGAACATCAGTTGTTGGAAACCTTATTAAGGCAAAAACTATCAAGTCACGTTTGAGTAAGGAAAACAAGGATGTCACTATTCGTTTATTTTATGATCATAGGGGTCTTGATCGGTACTATGGTTTACTTGAGTTAGGAGAACTTGGTGGACTATGGAAGAATGTTGCCGGACGTTATGAGATGGACGGTAAGAAAGTCTATGCCAAGGCAATCCTGAAAGACCCAGAAACATATTTCACCCCAGAGGTGATGGAACAATTAGATCAAATCGCACGGAAAGAGTTTAGTTATGGAGAAGGTTGAATTTCTTGTACTCAAGAATTTATTACATAATGAAGACTTCTTAAGAAAATGTATTCCCTTTATCAAACCAGATTACTTCCAAGATACTAATCAACGTATTGTATTTGAGGAGATAACTGACTTCGTAAATCAGTATAATGATGTTCCAACTCAAGAGATTCTTTCTATTGAGATTGAGAAGAGAAGTGACATCAATGAGTCTAACTTCAAGGAGGTTACTCAACTCATCAGTTGTCTAGAGAACGAACCAACCGACCATGAATGGTTGTTAAATACCACTGAAAAGTGGTGTAGAGAACGTGCCATCTACTTGGCACTTATGGAATCGATTCAGATTGCAGACGGTCAGGACAATAAGAAGGCTCCTGACGCAATTCCATCTATTCTTTCT